TAACACACCATAAAATAGAATTAGGTTCTTGTTGATATGCCATTTGTGTAATTCCACCTTCAGAAATATGTTCGGCAAGAATCGTCATGTCAGGTGCAAGATAACCATCTACATCAAAGTTATAAGCCAGTTCTCTTAATTTTCTTTTAGCACGTTGTAAGAATAATGTAGCATTCCCTGCAGCAATAGCATCTACATTTGCTGAACCATGATTAGATTGTTTCTTAATTAAAATGTTTGTTGGAGTAATGGCAATATCTGTTCCACCTCCTGATACAGTAAACTCACCACCTGCTGTTCCAATAATGAGTGTTCTTGTTGCGGTCATAAATCTGATGGCATTCACTTGGTTAGATGCAATGGTATAAATAATTGCATCATCATCAGCTACTGTGCCATGATAATTGTCATCCATGTTTTCATAATCACCTGACTTAGAAAAGAATATGGTTTGAGGTTGTTCTTTTGTTCCAGCAAAAACCAATCGTTGTTCAAAGAAGGTAACGCAAGTTGGATGACCTGTCGTATCTGAAAATGAACCTAATGCAAAATCTTCAGTTGCAGAAGCAGAAGAAGGTGCAACAATAGAAGTGGCTACAGCAACAGTTGAAGATGTTACTGAAGTAATTTTGTAATGACCATCTTTTAAATGTACAAGTCTATCAACATCCGTAGATAACCAACCTTGGTCTCCATTAACACCAGTTGTGGATGATAATGTTAAATTGCCTGATGATCCTACTGCAGTATGTGAAGCTGTTATGGTAGTTGATGTAATGTTGTGATCTTGAAAAGGACCATTTTGAAAATCAACTTCAGTCAATGTCCAAGACGTATGACCTGTTCTTGATAACTTTCTAACAGCATGATTAGGATGACAGATATACATGACATCTGCACTTTGAGCATATTTAAGTTCAAAGAGTTCTGCTTCTAAATAAGGTGTACTAATTTCATAAGCAGATCCACCTGATAAGATCTGACCATTGTCTTTATAAAATCTAATGTATTGATTTCCAAACTCTAGCATATAAGTTTGTGTGGTAGAGAACTCAAAAGGAATCAGTCTTGTAGATTTAGAACTATCTTTAACTTCCGCTACAAACTGTGTACCTGATCTTCTTGCTGCTGATCCATGAGGATAGATCAAAAAATTTTCTAAAGTCTTACAAGCTGAAGTATATTTCGCTAGATCATTACGACCATCTAATCGTGGTGAAAATTCTCCACCTGTGAAGTTTGTTAATTGTGCGGCAACTCTTGCCATATTTAAAACCTTGAGTTGATAAATGTACCTGCATCAATCACATCTGCCATGCCATCTTCTTGTACAGTATTTTGACCTTCAGTAGCATCTACAAATCTTGCTTCTCTTAATTTATCTTTCAATAAATTATACATATTTTGTGTGAGTGGATTTGATGATGTTACGGCATAAGCAATGTCAGCGGCTAATGCTGCAGATAAAGTTTCTCTTAAGAGTTCATCGTATTCATTAGGATCTGTAATTCTTGCAACATATAAAATTTTCATAGAAGAATTGTTGGTCACAATCTTTCTTCCTTCTACTTTATAATCTGAATCGTAATCTAATATTCTTAAAACTCGTAAACAATCTGATGGTAAAGTATATTGGTAGGAAAAACCCCATGCTGGTGTGTCAGTATCTTCTGGAAGTTGAATTCGTTTTTGTAAACAATTCCAAGGGTGAGATCTGAATATTGAATCTCGTACTTGAGTGTATCGTGCATTACATAGTCTTGCATTTTTAGAATCTTCCGTCAATGAAAGAATGGTTGATGCACCTAGTTGGTTTAAAGCTCCGTTACAAATATCAACAACTGATGCCATACTTTTTATAAATCTCCTCTTGGGTTAGACCTTGCTCATCTTTTTTTTGTTTGGTTCTACTATTAATATCTTTTTCATCAATAATTTCAACCAAAGCATATCTATATACCCTAGTATCGTCTTGCCATTGAAAATGCAATAACTGTTTAGGCTCTTTATATAAACTTAGATTTCTAGGATCAAAGTCACTCTTTGTCATGTTTCAATATATATTTGCGTCTTAGTTTTCTAGGATGGGTGAGCTGTTGCCATATCTCATCATCGGTTCTGCATTCTTTAAGATTAAATCCATGATGTGCTTTGGATGTATGTTTAAAGCGATCTACAAGCACATACCTGTAAACATAGTCGTCTTTTTTTAAATGAATAAATGTTTCTAGTTTCTTAGTTGTTTTCATAAACTCGGGGGGTGTCACCACCCCCCATAGTTACAATTAGTCTACTGTGTAGAAAATTGCGATTTTGAAAGTACCAGTTGAAGTACCAGTAGTTGTGATGATGACATCAGTCGCAGCTGAATATTCATAACCAAAACCAGCGATAGCATTCAATCTAGTTAAAGTTGCTGAAGAGGCAGTATCAACAGATGTAATAAATCTGTCAGGATCACCCGCATCACCCACAGTCGCAGTTGTACCTGTTCCCATGTCGTCAGCGTGTAATACAACATCATATACGATTGCACCTTTTGGTAACTTAGCAACTGAAATAGTTCCTGCTGCTAAAGAAGATGCTTCGTAAGTGTCATACTGTACTCTTACTTTTCCACCCCATTGCGATACGTCTACCATATCCTTAGGAGTGTTTTCGCTTAATTGGTAATTTACGCCATTAGCCATATTTATATCCTCCTATGTTTACGCTTCGTACGCTTGGATTTCTACTACTTTTTCTTCTTCCATTCTAGTCGCACCGAAAGACGCACAGTAGTAAACTTGAGTAGCATAACCTTTGTCAGCTCTCTCATCTATTCTTGCTGTTACATCTTTTCCTACGCCAAGACCAATTCCGTCTTGAGCATAAGCGATACACTGTCTGTTAGAACCAGTAGTATTCAATCTGTTTGACACAATAAAGTTAAAGCCTAAGAAAGAATTAATCTCTCCGTTAGCTAATGCTTTTACTGTGTTGAAGTCACTTGAAGTCACTTCAGTTGTACCTAATAAATCAGTGACTTGTTTAGGCGACACAATGATGAATCTTGGGATTGATGGATCAACGCTGTTTAAGTCTAGGATCTCTTTTGCAGATCTTAACTTAGCGATTGTTAAACCACCAGTACTAGCTTCAGTTATCTTCTGACCAGAAGGTAACGCAGTTGAAGTAGAACCCGTTTCACCAGTATATGCAGTTCCTAATGCAGCACTGATTATTTCATCATCCATTGCTCTTCCCATAGCATAAGCTGCAGCTTGAGCATAAGATGAAGTTGGATCAATTAAAAGTCTCACTTTGTCTTGATCGTCAATTAGGTCAGCGAATTCATAATCCACAAGAGATACTCTTCTTCTCGCATGAGGAGTGTCAATTTGTGGAGTATCGCCGTGTCTGCTAGTTCTTTTCACAGCGGTTACTGAACCGACTTGATCAAAGAAAGCATTCTTACCTACGACACTTTCAAGACGAACTTTGTCTCTTAATAACGATCCCATTTGTTGAGATAGCATTTGTACGTTAGCTGAATACTGCTGTACAAAAGCTGTTGTTACTTGATTAGACATATTTGTCTCTCCATTTGTTAAAGTTAAATTAACCTACACCCTGTAAGTTAATAAAATAAAACAGAGAGGTTCTCCGTCAGAATTGACAGGCATCTCTTGCATTTAAGGTCTGTTAGACCGCAGTCTATTCCTTGCTGTCAGTAGGGTTCTTGCGAATTGTCCTACCTTTGCTAGACGAATTTTTATTCGTCTTACAAATCCATGTATAGTATTCGTCAGCGATTGGCAAGGGATTAGCTTTCTGATATTCAGTGCCATTCTCCTTAACCAATCGTAAGACTTCTAATCTAAGCTCTTTTTCGGATAGATGGTTATTTTCCGCCATGTAACATTTCTCTCATGGTGTAAACTTGTTGTACCATTTTACTATGATCTGGATGAGTTTTATTCCAGTATGGTCCTGATCTATCATTCACAATCTTAGAGATTTCTGTCTCTAAATCTCTGCCTTGATCAACTGTTTCTGATTCTGGTGTTGCCATTTTATCTTCAGATAAAAGTCCAGCAATCTTAGCGAAACCTTTAATCACGTCAGGATGATCTCCAAGTCGTGTGCCATCTTTAAGTTGCATATCTAATACATCACCTGACATATTGGCTTTTGCAACTGAAGCGGCTTTGGTAATATTAGATTCATACTGTTTACCCCACTCTTGTCTTAGCTGTTGTTCAGCTTGAGCTTGTGCAGTTTCTGTATCTATTCTTAATTGTTGCACAGAATTTTCAGAGTTCTGTTTATAGAAATCTAAAATGGCTTGTGCTTGTTTTTCATTCAAACCTGTTTTATGTGCCACTTCTGCAAATGATTTAATTGCTTGTTCATCTACAGGAGCAACTTCAGATTTAAAATCTAGTTTATATTTATCAGGAGACTCAGGTCTGCCTAACTTACTATAAACTTCATT